GCGACACTGCGCTCGTCCACGAAAAGTTTCCACGCTTCGCAGAGCGTGGGCGCAGTGGTATCTGCGCGATAGGATGCGTCCATCGGTCCAGTAGAGGTGGGTCGATCAAGGATCAGGGTGTTGGCGCACCGCTGATCCTTTCTTTTCTAGCACACTACTGGCTTCGTTGTCACCAGGGCACGCCAGAGGCTTTAGTGGGCTGGCGCTGTTCAGCAATGTTGGCTTCAAGGGCAGCTTGGATTTCGGCTACCTTTTCGTCGCCGCCTAGGGCTTCTTGTGTCCAAGACACCACCAAGTCCTCTGTCAAATCAGCGTAAGGAATCAGTTCTTCCGGGCGTTGAAAGCCAACAGAGCCGTATGCGCCAGCGGAATAGGTGCCGTCATTCGCGTCCACGGTGTAATGCGACACAAATACAAAACCGTCACTACATTCACGCTCAAGTTGCGCAATCTTCCAGGTGAAGACCGTGGTGGGCGCGGCAGGCGCCGAGGTTGATTTGGCCATGATGCAGAGCCGTTCTGTAGGATTTTACTGGGGTTGAGCCGGTATGACTAGGACGGTTGCCCGTCCATCATCAACGGGAGGCGCCTGCACTGGATCGCCAACATCGTCCTAATTACTCAGGTCAAGGCTGGCTTCGCAATATTCTTCCCAGGCGGTGTCAGGCATAGTAGTGAAGGGGACTACTAGCTGAGGCGGTAGCTGATGAACGTGTTGGAAGCAGTGCGACGTGCGGCAAAACGACCGGAAGCACCAGCGGCAATGGTGGCAGCACCAACAATGGTGTGATTAGTACCAGCGCCAATGGTGCAAGTACCAGAGCCGGTATTGATCACGGAATATTCAAAGGTAAAGTTGGTGTAGAGACTATTTAGAGCAAAGCCACCTTCCGTTAGTGTCCCTGTGGGAAGGGTCAAAGTGGCAGCGATTCCGGTGTACTGAATGATGCCAGTCTTCAGTTGAGCAACGGTAAGTGTCGCGGCTGCAGCTATGGACGTAACATCTGGTTGGTTGTAGCAAATAACGCGGTCGTTTGTAATGCGTAAAGCTTCGGTTGGAGAACTCGCTCCGTCTGCGGTAACCAAGAACATCAGGCGGCCTGGCATGTCATTAGAGCCAGGAGTGCCGTCTACAAAGGCCGCAATACGTGCTGCTGGAGTATTCAAATCTGTGCCATCGTCTCCACTAAAAACCAGTTGCCCTATCTCATCATTGTTTTGAACAATCGTTCCAGCGGCAACTGTTGAGTTTCTGCTTTTGCCAAGAATTAGCGCCGGACCGAACTGGTCATTATTAAACCTTGCGACTGATATTGAGGCCCCGTTGGTAGTCGTAGTTGAGTGTATTTCAACGCCCGCAGTAACAGTATTGACGGCCAATGCACTAGACGTGCCAACTAACAGGCGTCCACTGGAGTCGACTTGAACACTACTTGCAGGTGCGCTGCCATTAACAAAGAACGCATCATTGACGCCTGCCGCGCCAGCACCCTTGACGCGGAATCCGCCGCTGGAGTCGATGCGGGCGCGTTCGGTGGCATTTTGAATAAATAAAACGGCATCATTGCTCTGAGCGCCAATGCCAACTGCGCCTGAATAACCCGCCTGTAGGCGAGCATCTATTGTTCCGCTTGTAGAACGAATTGCCCCAACAACATCCAGTGGCACGCCAGGGGTCTCGGTGCCAATCCCTACTCGCTGTGCCCCGTCAATGGTCATTGCAGTGGTTTCGCTACCGGTTGCAAACTGCAACCTGCCGCTACCACTAATATCAACGTGGTAACCCTTAATTGAACAGGCTACTTTTGCGCCACCAGACGCATCGTTTGTGTAATACTCAACGCCTCCAATGTAGCGGTCAACAGAGCCAATGGTTGCTGGGTCATTGATTCGGATGGTTGCATCTGTAGAAGAAGAAATTTCCAGCAGTTTGCTAGGCGAACTAGTCCCTATGCCTACGTTGCCTGAGCCAAGAATAGATAGCTTGGCACTGCCGCCAGCTACAATCATATCAAGTCTTTCGGCAGCTCCTGTAGCTGAATGATTGTAAGTAATACCACCACGAACAATCTGACTCTTTAAGAAGACAATCTTGGGAGTGCTGGAATCGCCAGTTGTGTCGATCTGCAGGCTAGTCTCTGGACTATTGGAAAAGGAAGAGGAGATACGTATGCTTGTGTTGCCAGTACTGGCTACATGAACATTACTGGCAGGCGAACTAGTCCCTATGCCTACTCGATCTGTTGAGGCGTCAACAAATAGCAGGTTTGCATTTGTATCGCCTTCAACCCTGAAATCAATATCATTTCCTGCATCATTAAACACCACCTCGCTAGTGCCAATTTTGAGGCGTTCAACACTGTTAGTACTGATGGCTATTTGGTCTGAGCCGGGTGAAAAAATGCCGGTGTCGATGTCGCCAGTAAAGGTGACGGTGGGGGCGCCAGCAATTCCGAGAGCGTGGCTAACAACCCCGCTAGAAATGTTGAGGTTGCCAGTGATCGTGCCACCGGTCTTGGGCAGTGCTGCGTTGGCTAAGTCGTAGGCGCTTTTGACTGAGTTAGGAGTTGCTGCCGTGCTTGTGCTCGTGGAACTAGTCGAGTTAGTCAGTTGCAACTTGCCCGCAGTTGATGTTGTGCCGCTAACTACGGTGGCGACGCCACTGCTATTGAGTGTTACATCACCACTCAGCGTGGTGCTAGTGGGCACGTTGCTGGCATTGCCGAGTAAGACGTTGCCAGCGGTGAGGTTGGCAAGTTTGCTGTATGCAATCGCGGCTGATGGGTTGATGTCTGCGTTGCCAATGGTGGCGTCGGCAATCATCGTGCTCGTGACGCTGCCAGTGTCACCCGTGGTGATGACCGTGCCGGTGACATTAGGAAATGTAATTGTCCGGTCTGCTGTCGGATCCACCACTGTCAAGGTGGTTTCATAAGCATCGGCAGTGCTGCCTTCAAATGTCAGACTGCCGGCGGTTCCAATTTCAAGGTTGCCGGTAACCGTTCCGCCAGCCTTGGCAAGCTTTTCATCGTCCAGTTCCTGAATTGCAATTTGGACGTTGGTGGCGGCGATTCCGCCGTAAGGCGTAAAACTGATATTGCTGGCGATCTGACCGGCAATGGCATTGGAAACGTCGATTAGCTCCCACGCAGTACCACTAGACACACACATGTCCGGCGGTGCTAATGCAACAGCAGGTGCAGGCGCTGTGCCCGTACCTGAATCTGATACCACCACGTAATAACGCAGGTTGGAGTTTGAGGCTGCCGGCAAAGCAGATCCAACAACAAGCCCTGCAGCTGTGCCTGCAGCTGTAACTGATTTGACCTGATTGAGGTTGGCGTTGTAGGTGCCGGCGTAGATCAATTCGCCAGCGGTGATGGTAATCGGCTGATATGCCGCACCGTCATACAGGTACAGGTCACCATTCAGCGCATCAAAGAACATTTGTCCTTTGAACTGAGCCACGGGAAACGTGACAACGCCAGCGGTGTTGTTAGCGCCACCAAACTGCACTGTTGAGTTATCTGCCAGCTTGTCGCCCGTAATGCTGTTGGTGCCAAGCAAGCTCACGCTCAGCGTGCCGCTGTTGATTTTGCTGGCGGGCAGGTTTGGAATATCTGTCTCAAGCAGTGACTGCGCTGCTGTGATATGCCCTTGCGCGTCAAAGGTGACTTTGGACGCTGTGCCCGCAGTGACGGCGTTGCTGTGATTTAACGTGCCACCGCCGCCAGCAGTCAGACCCGTGCCAGGTACAACGGCGCCTTTGTCTACGGACGTGGCAGCTGGCAGGTCTGCAGCAGTAATTGCGCGACCCGCAGTAACAAGCCCCTTGGTGCTGTATTGCACCACGCCAAAGACATTGCCGCTGGCGCTGATCGTGTTATCAATAACGATCTGATTGCCGGACATTGTGAGTCCAGCACCGTCAACGACAACAGCGCCTTTGCCGCTTGTGCTCGCAGTAGGCAGGTCACCACTTGCAATTTGGCGGTAGCTGACCGCACCTGCGCTTGCTGTAGGACCAGCGAGAAATTGAGCCGCTGTGCCAGTGTTATCAAGCGAGGTGGTGATCGTGACCGTATCGCCAGAGGTGGCAATGCTTAGGTTGACGATGCCGGCACTGTCGCCAACAACGGTGTTGATCGAACCGGCTGCCTTGAAACTGACCCATGTGCTGCCGTTCCAGCAGTAAACCTTGCTGTCGTCAGTGTCCAGTGCAAGCTGACCGACAAAAGCACCACTTCCCGGCAGGGTGGTGACTAGATCAACGGTGGATTCGTCAGCAAGTTTTGCGGCAGTAACGCTGTCGCTCGCAAGTTTCGTTGCACTGATGCCACCGTTGGCGATGTTGGTGCCTGCAATGGTGCCGGCACTGAACAGAATCTTGGCGCCGGGGATGGTGGCGTCTGCAATCAGGGTGACGCCCTTACCGATGGCATCTTGGATTGTGATCTTTTTGGTCTCGCTTGCAGAGACATCAACGATGGGCAGAAGATCAGTAGCCCCAAGGTCGGCACCTAACAGCGCCGGTAGTTCCGAGATACGTAAGTCAGCCATGCTGCTATCCGCCCGTTAGTCAGGAAACTCTTTTAAAAGGCTAGCAGCGGTGTCTTGCTCCAGTCGGATGTCGCCAGTGTCCTCCTGTAGGACTTTATCAATTGGGATCGTTTTTGCACGCAAACGTATTGGACCTGTCGTTACAAAATCAGCCGCAATTTCTACAACATTGCCTGGAGTAAAGTTGACGCCCGCTTGACTGATTACAGCGTCACACTCGTACCAGATTTCGTCGTTGTAGCTTGTTGCATTTCCATCTCCGGTATTCTGTGCTTTGAGGTAAAATTTGCCCGAAAATTCAGATCCTACCTCGGTGCGAATTGCAAGTTGCAGTAGATAATTTGCGTTTTCACCGGGCTGGGCTTTGGCGTAGAGGGGTAAATAATCCCAGAAGGCACGAAACGAGCCGCTGCCTGAAATTAGGCTGGAAAACTGCGATCTGAACTCGTCTCCGAGTGCCGTAGTATCAACAACATCTCGGTTTGTATTTAGTTCAAAGTATGAGCATTGCGCCAAGATATTTGGAATATCATTTACAATAGTTACTTTGATAGGGATGGCAGTAATAATTTCTTCCAAAGTTATTGCGCTGGAAAGGGCACCCTCAAGTGCAGCGTCAAATGTTGAATACAGACGTATACCGCCAAGCTCATCAACGTGGATATACCAGCTGCCGGCAGTCTGTTTTGTTCCTATACCCCAAGCATTTGCAGCGACAAATTCAAGCAAGCTGCCGTCGGTGCTTTTAATTTCAATGCGGTCGCCACTTGTCAAAAAACCGGTGTCAAAATCAAAGCTAAAACGCTTGCGGCTTGTGTTTACGTCGCCGGAATTTACAACGGATGTTTTAATGTTTCCGTCCGACTTTCGGGTCAGCTCGACATAACCGTAGTGACCAAAATAGACGCTCATCAGATTGTCACCGTGGTAGGCATACCAGTAACTTGGAAACTGATCTGAGCGCGGCTAATGTCGCCTACTGTTGCGCCAATGGAAACAGAACTGATGAACGCATTGAAAGTAATGTCGCTGTTTACTCCGCCATCGCTCAGGCGCAGAGTGAGTTGAACTTTGTCGGTTTCGGTGACCTCGGAGGTTTTAATGACTGAACGCAAAAACGTGCTGGCGTCGTTTCGTCCTGCGTCGTCCTTGTAGTACAACAGATTCGCGCTACCCGTAAATGTCTGGATGCCGGGTGCGTAAGTACGCTCGCATTGCCCCAGCGTTGTCGTATCTAGCAATTCCAGCTCACCCTGAAGGCTCCAGTCAGAAACTTTCAGTTGCGTCGTACCGTTCAGCAGAAGGCTGCCATCACGCCCTGTATAGGTCTTAGCCATTAGGTGACGCCAATCAACTCCACTTTAACGGTGGACTTTCCACAAGGCAGTGCCGTTATTTGGGGCGGTCCTGCGTAGCGGTAGGCAGCGCCACTACTGCCAGGAGACAAAGCGTTTGGACTACCAGCCCACCCTGCGTAAACAGCCGCTGGCACTGAAAATGTGTAAAACGTACCGTTTGTCTCGTTGTAGTGGCTTAAAAATTGCTCTGCTTCTGTATCCGCAATATTTTCATAGCTCAGGCTGAGCTTGGCGTTGCTGCGGCGATTGCCGTAACGGATTCGGACTTCTGCGCCAGATAAAGTCTGGTACGGGCGAACAGGCCAATCACCTGCCTCGTAGTTGCGTGCGCTGGGGTAAATCGTTGGGAAAGCCATAATCAGGCAGCAGCCTCGCCCACCACAATCATACCGGCTCCGTTTGCGTCTGACTGTAGAGTCGTTGGGAACTCTGTAGCTGTGACAGTTACCAATCCCTCCTCATCGAGTTCAACCTGCTCAATTAGGTAAGTTTTTGTTGTGATTGAAGAGCTTTGTTGACTAAATAGTGCACCAAACAGTTGCGCGTCGGCAGTAATTCCGTCGTTTAATGTCAGCGTGCCAGTGCTGACATCGGGATCACCAGACTTGTAGTAGACGATGGGGTACGAACCATTTGCGAGTGGGGTAACGCTTGTGACTACGCCGGTAGAAGAAATTACGCCGTTGCCAGTGCTGTTAATCACGTTTTGCTCCACAGCAACTTTGATGTAATTCCCGGGAGCAATGCCGCCGGCGCTATCAGGAACCGTCTTGAAGGTGATACCGTGCGTAACGCGACGACGAATAGCCAAGAAGTATTGCGCTACTTGAATTGCGTGATTGCGGCTTGTGCAATACGCCGACATATCAAAAGTTTCGATTGGTGCTGAACTTGGTACATTTGAGTAACGAACCCGTACCGATTCCAAAACAGGTAGTGCGTTTTTAGAGTAATGACGACGATAAACCATCATTGCCTGAAAATCACGGCGTTGATCAAGTGGCAGGTAAGTCAGGCTGAAACTTCCTTGGACAATGTTTCCGGCAGTAAAAATATTGGTGATGTTTGGTAGTCCGCTTGGCAGTGCGGGCATCAGAGAAAATTTGCCGTTGGCGACTACAAAATTCAGCATGAAGTACGGCGCCAAAGAGGTTATGTAGCTACGAATATTTGCCGACTCGCTGATAACGCCATCAAACAATAGGCCACGAGCATTGCAATAGCTGGTTGCCGCACTAAATGAACCGGTGTCAACGATCCTTGAATCAATACTGGAGGAGCGACTAAGTAGGTATTGCACCAGCTCTGGAAAACTATTGCTGTTATTAATGCCGCTGGCAATCCAAAAGCGAGGTTGATCCAGTGAACGAATATTGCGACCGGAGCGAATCGACAAGCCTGCCATTGTGATGTCGCTGTAGGTAGCCACCGGATTTGGTGTGATCATCTCGTTGACGTACACGACTTGGTGCTCAGGACCGCTATCGCAGCTGTGAGTGATCAGAGAACCATATTGACTAACTTCCGCAATACCAGTGGATTCTTCAAATACGCGAATATTTTTGGGCGTGGCTTTGTTGCGCATCTGGTCAAGTAGTTTGCACTCGCCAACGGTTATCGGTTCAACTGCTGCAAATACGCTGATTCCATTTGCCGTTATCGTTTGGAAGTTTGTTGATCCTGTTAGCCAATACAGTTCCGCGTTATCAGGTAGTCGATTAACAAATGCAGCTGGCATTGGCACTAGGCGAAACTCTAATGCCCGAAGGGAACCGTGGTTAATTGTAAGGTTGGTAAATTGATCAACTGGGCTTGATCCTCGCACGCAGAATCGTAACCCAGTTTTAATCCAGTTCTCAGCACCTGCCTCACGGAAATACAACGTAAATGCTGATGTTCGTACAAAATATTCAGACATTGTGCCTGATTGTACAGACACATTTGAATTATCGTAGGTATCAACTTGACTGCCGGATGGTAGTGATGTGAAATTACACAACCCATTGAACCGACCCCATACTTGACTACGAAGACCAATATGCGTAATTTCGCAGGCGCGTGTATTTTTAATCGCAGCAGAACTAAAACGGGCCAAATTATCAAATACCGCGCCAGCCGTTTTGTAAGACTGATCTGGGTTGCCAAAATGTAAGTTGACTTCACCTTCGCTTGTTTCTATGTATTTATCGCCAAGCACTCGCACATTTCCTGACTCAAGCACTTCAATACATTCCAACGTAATTATTTGATTTTCTGTTGGTAGCCATACCCCAACGCTGCGACCAACCACGCGCCAAACACTATTGTTGATGATCAGTGTTTCACCAAGCTGCAGCAGGTCATCTGAAGCCGCGCACTCACTGTTAATTGCATTTTTTATATCTTCTAAGTTTCCACCAGGGCCGTCGGTTCCCTCCACATATGTGCGTAGCGTATCTTTAGCAATTAAATACTTGATCCGTGTGCCAACACTGGCGCCAATACTTGTTTTAGATCCATATCCATATATCCCTTGGCGTCTGTAATAGCCGTATCCAAGGCCACCATTATTAGGAGGTTGGTTGGTAGGTTTGCCAGCAGCGTCTATGAAAAAACCGGCAACTTTTTTGCGGTCCAAGCGAAGTGAATCTTTTGATTTGCCATCAGAGTCTTTCATTATGGAGACTACTTTAAAATTAGAGCGATACTGTGTTCCGTTTGGCAGTGGATTGCTAACACCAAATTCTACATTATTGCTTGGTGAGTATGCCTGCGAAAACCCTGTTGGACCCAAACCAGTTGTGAAAATTTCTGTGTTGGTTTGTGGGTCGCCTGATGTAGGACCACTTTGAGTTCCATACAGTAAGTTGTCACGGCTGGGACGCCCTGCATTGTTCCACCAAAAAGCAAAACTCGCTGAACCTAATGAGTTCAGGGCGTTACTGCCTAAATAAACACCGGCTAATTCAGGCGCTGTAATACCACTTTCGCCAATGACCATCAGGATTTTCATCACCTGATGAGTGTTCTGGCTTAACATCCGCGACCATACCAAACGCGGACTTACCAAAACGCCACCAGTACCTTTATCGGCGTCATATTTTGTCCAGACAATCGGCACGGCATCGCCGTACTGTGCCATGTCAATAATGCTATCAAATCCACTTGTTTGGCTAAATCTGTCTACACCATTACGGTTTGCCAGTTGCACATTTCCACCACTGCCACCTTCTCTTAGGGATGGCATCCTTGGTTTTGGTGTTAGTAAGATACTGATTGCTGTTGAAGCAATTCCAAGAATAAGACTGACAGCAAGGCTTATTAAAAAAGGTTCACTGTTTTGTATTTCTGGAATGTGATCATATTCGGCAGGACGGATGCCGTTACGCTTTCGGGTCTCTTCAATAAACCATTCGTATTCCTGTTGGCTGCAACCCAGCAGGTCAATCAGTTGCTTTTCGTATGGAAGCAGTGGACGGCTGGCAATGCCGTTAAAGGGCACCAGGCTACTCGCCGGTTCAGGCTGCTGATGTGCAGTGCCCCGTGATCCCATACCGCTGCGAAGGCCCACCGATCCTCGGGGAACAGTAATACTTCACCATCGTAAGCGGGGCGGTCAACCCTGTACCCCCAATTCAAAAGGTCACGCACAACCAGGCGTTTTGACGCGGCGTACCAATCATGGTTGAAAGGCGGTGTTGCGATGCCTACGTCATTTAATGCGTGGTAGACGAGGTGAATGCAGTCAATGGTGCCGTTTGAGCCGTCTGCCCCGTATTCATAAGGCATCCCAATCAGGTCAATACACCCGAACATTGGCGGACGTTGGTAGCGGGCCAACGAGATCTGAGCTCAATGACCGAAAAGGTATGTCAGCACCAACGGCGTCCAAAACCGTACTGAGTTCAAGTTTTACTGTTTCTTCGTCCCAGCCAGCACTGGAGACTTGGCCAACGTAACTGTACAGGGTTCTATTTTGGTCGATAATTTTTACGTCAACGGTTGCGATCCAAATGCCGAGTGCAGCTTCAGTTGCCCAGGAACGAGATAACGAGTTGCTAGGGAATACCAGTGTTGCGGTAATGTTGTCGCCATTACGGTTGATTACGGCACCTGAGAAAGCAAAAGGCAGAAAACTACTGCCGTTTAGGTCATAATTTTGATAGTTCTGCCCATTGAGGTTGAGGTTGGCGCCGATTGTTAGTTCCATCAGATTCCGATCCGGCGGCGTACGCTAGGTGCATTCTGCAATCGACTAAGGGTACGTTGTTCACCTTGGCGAGCACCTTGTTGGGCAGCCTGCTGCATCCCGCGCTGGAATTGATCGGCGGTCACGTAGTCCACGCTGTTGATGCGCTCCACCGTGTAGCGAACATCAATGGTTCCAGGTGCCGTCGTAGCAGTACCGCCCATATCTGAACCGGAGTCGCTTGCGCCGGGGATAACACTAGATCCACGGGCACCGGCGGCGTAGCGGTTCATGGCGCCACGCATCTTGCTGGCGGGGATGACGTACTCATTTCCAGCTTCGCCAATCAGGGCATTGGTTGGACCTGTGACGAAGCCGCCTTCGGCAAAGATGCCACCCGGAGTTAGTGGTGCAGTACGCAAAGCACCAGCACCAGCAAGTCCTGGAAGGTCAAGCCCTGGACCACCTATACCAAAACCACCACCGAGAATTGACGAGAATAAAGAACGTAAAATTGAGATCGCTTGCAGTTTGATCGCTTCGGCAGCAATTTTTGCCGCCATATCAATGAAGTGACTGGCGATACTTTGGAAGAAATTAGCAAGCGCCTGTTCTGCAGTCATAGAACCCGAAACAATGCCTTTGAAGGACGCCTGGAAGGCATCTCCGATTGCACCGGCAGCACCAATAATTTGATTAGCAGGATTTGTAAGTTGCTTGAGATTTTTCTCGATTTGCTTAATTGCGTCTGGCAACGTCTGATCAAACATTGCTGCAAACGCTTCTTCTTGCCCTGTAAATGCAGTGGGCAGATTTTGGAATGCACTACGAAGAGCCTCAGCTAAATCCTCAGCGGCTTGTTTTTCAAGATTAAGTATGTCAAGTCGTCGAATCTCATTGTTTAGCGCCGTCAGATTTATTTTCTGCTCTTGATTTTTCAGCTCTGCAATCTGCCGCGCACGATCCTCAAATTGAAACTGAATTTCATTGCGTTTTTTCTCCGTTTCAGAAATCGTGCCAAGTTGCACAACCTGATGGGAAAATTGAACGCCAAGTTGATCGCCAGCTTTTAATGAACGCTCCAACTCCTCTGCCAGTCGCTTGGCTTCGCGTGCAGCTTTGTCCGCACCACCTTTACCACCAGAAGGCGCCAGCAATGCAGGAGGAGCGCCATCTGGAACAGACGGAGCGGTAGGCGCAGCAGCCACGCCCATGCCGGAAGTTACCAAGGATTTTCTTA